AGAATTAGAGTTCAACCCTACGCCAGCAGCATAAGCGCTTTGAAGATCAGCATACATTGGGTGTGTCAAACGTTGCTTGATGGCGTAGAGAAAGTCGGCAGCTAGTTGCTGCGTCTGGGAAACAATCAGAACTCGGAAGTTAGGATTGCGGGCTACCTGCCAGGTTACGTAGTCTACGGTGACCGTAATTGACTTGGCGTGGTTTGGCGGAATATTTATAAGTACGCGGTTTGCTGCAAGGCCCGGTTCATATTTCATACTGGGGTGCAGCCACGAAGGTTCACGACCTTCAATTACATCTATCAGATTCTTCTGATGGGCAAAAGTCTTAGAGTGTAGGAACTTCTCGCGGAACTCCACGAAATCAATATCGTGTACGTCGCCACTTTGGAACTGCTTGTCCTTTAGACCTAGGCGGGTTCGATCAATCTTATCCGCGAATATCTTATCGGTGCGGCGGTAATACTCATAAGTCTTAATGGACTTGCCGGCAGAGGCAGTAGCTGCCTCAACCGTCATTCCTTCTGCGACAGCGCCGAGAATGATTCTCTTGGCGATGTCTGCTGAATTATCAGCCATCTATTCCTCCTACAGATTACGCCCGATTTTTTTATCGGGCTGAGGGGAATTTAGCGGATCTAATATTTAGATAGAACTATCCCGACTAAAAGGTAGCGGGCTGTTCGGGCTTAGCGCCCGAAGGAGCCACAGCGAACTGAGGGGTAAGTCAGTACTCGGCCTAGGGGCCTCGTAAGAGGCGACCGTAACGGGTCGCAAAGGTCTTCCCCGCTTTGCTCCCCTACTGTATATAAGGCAGGAAATTTAACGCATTTCCCGCTTTGTACTGTGTGACCTTACTCACACTGGTATAAGTCCTGCTCAGACGGCATATCACACGGTTTCACTTTAGCAAATATTTTTTGTTGGGGTACATAACACCAGCGTCGCTCGGATTTACTATCGGGGGGTGTCTGGTTCTGCGCGGTGCGGTCTTTTTTTCCGTACGGTTTGGGCGCAGGGCAGACAAGGGGCAACGGTTGGCGGTTGTCGGTGGGCGCACTACATCTACGGCAGCCCCTAACTGTTAACAACTGGTGAGCGCACCGACCGACAAGCAGCGCGACCAACTGCCAGCGGCTGCGCCGCTGCTGCCTCCGATCTCTGGGCTGCTGCGCCAACCAACAGCGTGAGCCGCTCGGCTGTTGCCTTGAGTTGGACAGGTCGAAGGCCGGCCGAACTGCCTCGGGGCTTCGCCGTTGCTGGCGTTCCTGGCTTGCCGAACCGTCCGACCTCTGGGCTGTGTCGTATGGGGGAGACTCCCACCCTTTTCGTGCTACCATTTCCCTATCGGTTCAACCAACCAACCCGAACCGATCGAAAGAGGTTGAAAGTGAAACTAGTAGCAACAGATCAAAAGGCGAACATAAAGTGGTTTTATGTTGTCAACGATCAAAAGTTCCGTTATGTAAAAGGTTTAATTGGTGTTACCGCTTGGGAAGTTTCTTGTTCTTGCGGTTGGGAATCACACACAGGCGGCGGAGTTCGTTCCTGGTTAGATCAGTTAGTTTTTGAACATAAGTTTTACGACCACGATTACAAAATTGAATTAAGCGAACCAAAGGAGGCAAAATAAAATGGCTGAGAAAATGAAGTTCATAGTTACTGCAAAATTACTGAACACTTATGAAATCGAAGTAATGGCAACTGATGCCGCTGCTGCTATCGACAGCCTAGATGATTGGGTAGCCGAGGACTTCGAGGACTACTTGCAAAATCAGCAATGGGATCTGGAGACCTGCTAATGCTAAAGAATTGCAAAATGTGCGGAAATAGTGCCGACAACCTAAAGAATAAAAGTTATGTTTATGATAACGGCGAGCAGTTCGTAATCGCGGTCTGCCCAAAGTGCCAGGAAGTTCATTTTCAACTATTAAACAAGGAGGCAAAGTAATGAAACTCAACACACAAGAAGCGGCGATGATCGCTTACGCTCTAAATATGCTCGCCCTTTCAGACGATAAGGGGCTGGTAACTGCTGCCGAACTACACAACCTATCCAGCCGTGTAATCATTGAATCAATCAAGGAGAACAAATAAATGAAGGAAGCAACTTGCTCAAAGTGTGGCGACATCTACAGCCCGGAAAAGTTCGGAGAACTACATCTAGCCGACGGCTGCAACGGTTCACCAATCAAAGAAGGCGAATACGGCGCAACGGTCAAAGCCTGGTTAACTCTTGATCAGATTGAGTCCGCTATTGAAAACGATTTCAACTTTGACGCTTTCGTAGAGGCGCAAGACACTCACGCCGACAATGTCGCGCTTGATCTAATAGGCAACGCCTACGACTTAGACGGTGAGGACTTGCACGACGAGGAACTGCTCGCACTAATCCAGGAAATCCTCGCAATGCGTAACAGTTGGGTGACTCGCAACCAGCAAAATGCTTGGGCTGCTGCTGATAAATAGGCCGAAACACCCCTTCGGGGGTGTCGTAGCGTGTGCGCTGCCTGATGATGGCCATCAGTTAATCAACCAGAAAGAGGTTAGAAAATGGAACAAATACTTGCCCGCAACCAATGGGAAAAGATGATTAGCGGCAAGCCCTACGGCGTCGCCAAACTTGTAAAGATCACCGTTAAGGCCGAATTAGTTAAAAGAGACGGCAACGACTATCCCTACTTTTCTTTAACAGGGAGAATAATTCGACAAGATAAACGCTACCGCGATCCTTATTTAATGGGCGGCTGTATACACGACGAAATTCTGCACCATTTTCCGGACTTAGAACCGCTAGCCGTTGTTCACTTAGCAGCGGCAGACGGTCAACCTATGCACGCCGAGGCTAACGCCCGCTATTGGGCAGGGCTTAGCACCTACTCCGACGGCTCACCAATGGGCGAGTACAAGCCTTCAATGCTGGCAAAACACTTACAAGCAGACCGAAAGACCGCCGACGAAGTCCACCAAGGGCTGCTAATGGGGCTGCCTTGGGATCGAATTACGGCCGAACTCGGTCTAATAGATCTATGGGCAAGCCAAGCAGCGGCAGCGCGGGCGCTTCTGGTTGATAGTAAGGCGGTCGTTAATGTCTGAGGACTTGGCTTACCTTTTAAGCGTCTTGGGGACGCTGGTTGCTTACGGCGTCGGTTTTTGGCTGCTGCTGCAAGTGGTCGAGGGTGCTTACTGGCTTTACTGCAAAATAACTAAGCGCGACTATTAGACGGCGCGAATATCGCGCCCTGGTCGGTTGGGATCGGGGCGCGGTGTTCTCTGGCTAACAGCCTCAACCGATACCCGGCACCGGGTCAGGGAGAGAAAGAGGGCGAGGGAGAGAAAGAAGGCGAAGCTTCTCCAAATGGGGGAGTCTGTTACACTAACTACAACTACAAGAGAAAGAGGACAAATAATGAAGTGCGATTACTGCAAAGAGGAAAGCTGGAAAGAGATGTGCGATTGCTGCGCTGAGGCTGATGAGGCTGGCGTATTAAAGGAATATCTAGCCGGAACTACTGAGTGTCCAGCTTGTATAAGAGAGGGGGCGAGTAATGCCTGAGCCACGCCTAGATGATGATATAGCCCTGGGGCTTAATGAGGATGAGATCGAGGACGAAACCTACGATACTTTGGAGGAAAAGTATGGAGATTAGAGAGTGTATCCAATGCTTTCGTATGTATGACGAACCAGATAACCGCGAGGATACTTGCGATTTCTGTCAAGGCAATTTAAGGAGAAGGTAATGAGTAATATGAAAAAGTGGCTAATAGACCTGCAAGAAAATGGAGATGACGGAACCGGCTACTGCGATATGTGTGCTGGTTGCGATAACTGCACAGGAGAGGGAGAAAATGAATAAAGAATACTGGCAAGCGAAGGTAAACCTATGCCGGCAGGTAGGCATAGAGCAGCTAATGGCGGGAGATATCCCGAACGGTACGCGTAACCTAAAAAGGATGGTGAGGGCTATGGAGGAATTAAACCTATTAGAAGCTTTAGATGAGGATAAACCAACCCAGGATATGTGGGCTAGCCTTATCGCTAACGGACTTCTATTGGCAGGAGAGGGAGAGAGTAAATGAGCACCGTACGTGATTGTTATGAGTGTGGGGATAAAGCAAACTTTACAGCGCTTGATTATCCCTTTGAAATGTATTGCCTATCTTGTATTAAAGAGATGAAAGGAAAGAGCAATGGATAAAATGGGTAAACTAATAGCCTTTCACCCTGTCAGATCCGGGTTGAAACTATTCTACGAAGTGATCGAACCAGACGGTGAGACTAGGTGGGGAGGAGAGCGAGTTTTTGACGCTATCTCTTGGCTAAACCTTGCCCCGAAGGGGTCTAGGTTGCTGGTATCAGGGTGGGAAAGCGATGATTTAGACGCGCAGCCGGTAGGGCAGCCGCTTGATGTAACCGAGATGTATCAATTATTGAAGGGGGTGAACTGATGTACCTGTTTATAGGTATGCTGGTAGTATTGGTAGCTATATACACACTTATAGTGCTGGAGGATAAGTTAAATGACGGAGACAAGTAGCAGAGTAGAAGGCGCTAAGCGTATGGCTGTGCGTCAAAGAAACTATCGAAGGGTGCGAGATCGCGCCCTAGTACGGTTGGCACAAGCCTACCCGGAAACTTACAAGGAATTACTTGAACAGGAGAAGGTGGCAGATGTTGAACTGGGTAAAAAATGGGTTGATATTGACGGTAGCACTATCCCTACTATGGATACTCGCACCTACTCATCTATCACAGGAACGCTTGGAAATTATTCCACAGATAACCGAGAGGACGAAGGCGACGGCCAATGAGAAACGAAACAACAAGCGGATCGCAAGAGAATATAGTCGAGCTCTCGGCTATACGAAGGCAGAAACACATTGCCTCATCACCTTATGGACCGATGAGAGCAGGTTTGACCACCTCGCAAAGAACCGCCAGGGATCAAGCGCTTACGGAATTGCTCAACTCCTTAGAGAACGCAGTAGCAGACCTGAACTCCAAGTCTTACACGGCCTTAGATACATTAGTCATCGCTATTCAGGGAGCGCGTGTCGCGCTCTCCGACACTCAGATAGAAAAGGCTGGTACTAAATGCTCACCGGAGTAAGCCTATTCGCAGGAGTCGGGGGCTTTGACCTGGCTATGCAACGCAGCGGCGTTAAAGTCGTTGCCTCAGTAGAGATAGATAGCAAGTGTAATGAAGTTCTAGCGCGTCACTTTCCTGACGCAAAACAATTCACAGATGTAACTACAGTTAAGGGAGAGGATTTAATAAATGCAGGATTTAACCCAAGCAGAGGAATTATTACAGGAGGATTTCCCTGCCAAGACCTCAGCGTTGCTGGCAAAAGGGCTGGTCTTGCTGGCGAAAGAAGCGGGCTATTCTGGGAAATTGCAAGACTGGTGGAAGAAACGCAAACAGAATACTTCGTCATCGAAAATGTACCTGGTCTGCTATCCAGTAACAAAGGAAAAGATTTTGGAGTCGTCATCGGAACGATGGCCGACCTCGGGTATTCTCTCGGCTGGCGGGTGCTTGATGCTCAACACTTCGGAGTACCCCAGCGCCGGCGTCGTGTATTCGTCGTTGGCCGACGTTCTGCTGACTCAACAAGTCCTGCCGAAATTCTATTTAAGTCAGAAGGCTTGCGAAGGGATCCTTCGACGAGCAAACAAGAGGGGCAAGACGCTGCCACCACTACTGCAAGAAGCTTTGGCCAAACAGGCTTTGCTAAATACTCCGAAGGAGTAACTACACTTACTGCCACTACATATAAAAGACCAGAAGACAATGTTGTGGTTCACGAAGAGTAGGCGGGCAAAGGACGTGGACGATTTTGAAACGTGGGTTGAAGGTGGAGTTATGCCGACGCTAAATGCTTTTGATAATGGTGATGTGCGAACTACGATTATCATATTTCACCCCCACTATCACGACGGGGCTAGAGTACAAGGAGATACTATGAATACTCTTACATCACGTATGGGTACAGGTGGGAACAACGTATCTTGCGTTGCTACCGTCGTTACCACAACAGCAGATGTAGTGGGTTCGCTGCAAGCAAGAGATTACAAGGGAGTAGGTAACCAGTACGTGGCAGAGAATAAGTTAGTTATCTCTTATCCAATACAGGACGGCAGGGATATGAATAAAGAACAGAACGGTATCGGATTAGGAAGCGAAGACGATCCTTCATACACGCTTGATAGAACTGGAGCGCAAGCCGTTGCTTATGCTATCCAGGGAACTACAATCGGTAGGAGTGATACTTCCGGACCACAAGGTAAAGGTTATGGTGAGGAAAACGATCCTATGTTTACCATAGATACAGTTAGTGGACACGGAGTTGCTATCTCTTTTGATACGCAGTTTGGATCTAACGCCACAACCTTTGAGGATATGTCTCCGACCCTTAAGGCAAGTCAGCAGCCACCGTCAGTAACTGGTACTTCAGTACGCCGACTAACACCTGTCGAGTGTGAAAGGTTGCAAGGTTTTCCTGATGACTGGACAGCTGGACAACCAGACTCGACTCGCTATAAACAAATGGGCAACGCAGTTGCTGTGCCTGTCGTAGAATGGATCATACAAGGTATCTGTGATACTATTTAAGAACCTTCTCTCGGGACAGCAAGACCACTAGCCCTCACCGTTAACCTCTTTCCGGTGGGGGTTAGTGCTTTATCCACCGGTGCTGTAAAAACCCTTACCCTTGAAGGTAACAGCGGGAGAAGACCAGCAGCGAGACATCATCTGGTGGCAGTCAGTACACATAGGCTCTTCAATAGCAGCGTGAATAGACTGCTCAATATCTCTGGTGCTACCGCACTCGCACTTGAAAGAATAGATCATAGCTTTACCGCCTCGTTTATATCTAAGTAACCTAC